GAAAAGGAAGAGTCATTTGCACAGACCCTTTCCCACTTCTGTCTCCGAAGGCACTTGTTGAGAGTAAGGTCAGATTTTCTACAGAGGAAGTAGTTAATGTCTAAAGCTTTTGAGGAATTAAACGAGTTACTTGAACAGCTTTATAAAGAAGCGGAGAGTTTGGTCAACGAAGAGACTGAATTCTGCGAGGACTTTGAACTCTTCAGCAACCAGATTTCAAAGGCCAGAGAGCTAGCGAAAATCAAGCATGCCTCTCGTGGTGCGGCGCTGACATTGCTGAGCTACAAGTACCTCAATCCGGATCAAGATATTCGCGCGCACAAAGAAGAATACGCGAATGGTTTTTCAGCGAGAACTTTCGACACGAAAGTTACTATTCCGTTTCTGATCGAACATTCTTTACCAAGAAACGTCGAAAGTCACTGGCTGACTCAAACTCTGTCGTTTGCTCCCCCATTATTAAGGGAGCTACAATTGAAAACAGTTCCAAAATCATGCGGCCCGCTGCTTGTCCAAGTTATCAACGACGCAAATGACGCGATGAATCCAAAGATCATTTATTGCATGATGATCGGAATCATGATGGAGCTGATTCTCGTCAGAAACAAAGACAAAGTTGTTATGACCAGACCAAAAAACCTTCCGATCGACACTGTTAAATCCCTGATACACAGGCACTTTAACCATAAATATAAAAACAACGCACCAAGACTTCCACAGCTTGCGATCTACTCCATTTATAAGTGCATCTTAGGAAAGATGTTGAGATTCGAAGGGCAAAAATTAGAGAACATTCAGAGAATGAAATCCGCGGACAGGAAGGCAGGTACTGTGGGTGATATCGTCGTTAGCATGAACAAACGACCGATTGAAGCCGTAGAAATAAAGTTTGGTAAATCGATAGCAATAATGGATGTGTCGGAGGCCATCGAAAAAGTTCGAGCCGAGTCCGTTAGTCGCTATTACCTACTGTCAACCCACGGTGTTTTGTCTGACGACATAGAGCTAATAAATAAGAAAAAAAGCGATTTCCTCAAACAAAATGGTTGTGAAATCATAGTCAATGGAGTAATTGACACTATTGGTTACTATTTGCGATTACTCCCAAACACTACAGAATTTCTCTCCGAATACGTCGACTTAGTAGAAATTGACGAAGACACAGGATATGAACATAGAGTTTCCTGGAATGATATTTGCCGAGAGATATAAGGAGAGTACTTTAGGGTGTGCCACCGGGGTTCAGTAAGCAGTGAGCCCCATTCGCTAACATCCACCACGTAGCAATTTTCGTTTTTTCCGATATATAGTCCTGACTGACCGCTATTTAACTCTAGCGGTCAGTTACACAACATCACGGCTATTGCGTTATGTTTTTCAATATAGCTCCGAGTTTAGCGGCATCAGCTGCCGCGGCTGAGAACTCATTGGCATTCCCCGGCTGGGGTGTCGGCCCATGAGTGTGAGCAGCAAGGTGAGTGCTTACCTCCCTGATTAGATCGAGCGTCTCACAAACGATCTTGAATAAGTTCACTTCCTGTGACCCGATCCAACTTTTTGGCGCTTGCATCCGCTGACTAATTCCCGCCACACTCTGGCGTACCCCTATAACCCGTTCTTGCATATCACCGCCCACCGTGGCGTTGTGCCTCTGCCCCACTACCATGTTCAGATCACGGCCTGTCGCTTGGTGCAGATCATCCACTGCCGCCAGGCTCGCGGATCCGCCCGACATCAGCTTGAGCGCGCCCAGCGCCTCGATCTTTTTCACACCACCCACAACCTCGGTCGAATGGTCGCCGACCGCCCGTGTGTGGCTCTGGAACTGCTCGCGGTTGTCCAGGGCTTCAACCTCGCGCTCGATCGCTTGGTCACGGATCTTGCCGTCGGTCTGGCGTAGCCAATTGCCGTCGGCGTCGACGCGTTGCTGGGCAGCCTCGCTGTGCTGCCACACCTGATCACCTTTCGGCACCTTCGGCATGCTCAGACCGTGCGGCAAGATCGATTGGATGTAGGGCTTGTTCGGCAATCCGTAGGCAAAGCAGACCACTACCCGCGTGCCTTCCTCCGGAAAGGCGTAAATGCCCATTTCCTCGCCACCGGTGGGCAGCGGCAAAGGAACGCCAGTGAGCGGTGGCATGGTCGGATCTGGTTCGTCATCCGGGCCGAGTACGACAATGTCCACGGCGTAGCGCGGGCGGAAGTCGTCGCACAGTCCGGCGTCCGTCGGCGCGTCGGCCACGGCGGTAATCTGGGCAAAGCGCGGCAGGTGATAGCCACCGGTGAGTTCGGGGAATTGTCGCTCTACAGCGCGGCGGATTGCGTCTTCCATCGGATAGCCATCTGGTCATTGGTCAGCGTCACCGTGGTGATGCGCTCGCCGTTGTTGATCGTTGCACCTGGTCGCACGCCGGGAAGGGCCGCGACCATCGCGCTCTGGTTGCCCTGGTAGCCGTCGAACAGCTCCGTGGGAATCTGCAGCGGCGCACGTGCGCCGAAAAAACTGTCGGCCCAACTGCCGGCGAACACTTCCCCGTTGCCCAACTGGTGCCAAGTGAAGTCGGGAATGCTGAATACCCGGGCGAGACTGTCCATCGCCTGGTAACCGGCAGCGAGGCTGTAAAAATACGGCGCCTTCACGCTGGCATAAGGCCGATCGGGAACACGAAAGCGCAGCCCGGTCTGTTCGCTGACCTGGGCCAGCACGGCGCGCAGATCCACATGACGCAGGTTCAACGGCAGCGGGTTGGCCAGCACGGCGGCCAGCTCACGGCAAAACAACACCTGCTCGACCGCGTTGGCGGCGGTGCAGCGCTCGACGTAGCCGATAAAATGCCGTTGTAGCGTGCCCTCGTTATAGCCGATATCCAGCGTCACCAGCCCTTTCAGCGGCACAGAGGATTGAACGGTGAAATTCGCCCGGCCGGGGCTGGTAGCGTCCAGCCGGACGTCCTCCTTGATGAGAGCGATCGGGGCGCCGTTGATGGAAAGTATCTTGTGCAGCTTCACGTCTGCTCACTCCCGCCCAACCACTTATCCACACGTCCCAACACCTTTTCGAAGCCGCTCAGCGCGGGGTTGTCGCTGGTTCCTTCGCCGTTGCCGGCACCGCCGTCACCGACCGGGCTACCCGGGGCGCCTTGAGCGTCTACCTTGTTGCCGGCGCGCCGGCCTTCGACTTTCTCCGGGTTCGATTCGCGCTCGCTTAGCGTGAATTGCACAAGCCAGGCTTTCAGGGTGTCCGCTTCCCGAGCGCTGACGCCGTCGGAGAATTCCACCTGACGCACGCCGAAGGCTTCCGCCGTGTCGTTCACGATCCGGTACAGATGCAATTGCCCGCCGCTGGCCGTGGTTTCAGCCATGCGCATCAGATCTGTCAGCTGGGTTTTATCCACAAAGGGAATCATCAGCGAGACGGCCAGCGTCTTGGGCTTAAAGCCCTTGTGGGCCTTGTCGGTGTTGCTGGTCTGGCCGGACATGTCGCCGCTTTCGATGCGCAGATTGGCCGTGACCTTGACGTTCTTGCCTTGGACTTTTTGCCCGTCGAGTAGCAGCGTCATAGGCCCACCAGTTCCTGGACAAAACTCAGCCCTTCTTTGCTGCCGACCAACAACAGGCCGGCGCACTGAATCCATTCGTGGCCCGGGGCGTCGCCGGCCAACAGTTCGCGGCGCAATTCGCCAGCGGTGCCCGGGCCGATCATCCGCGCGCGCATGCTGACGTCAGGGTTTCCCCCAGCCAGTAGCTTTTTCAGGTCAGCCAGTTGCTTATCCCGTCCCTGCTGCTGGGCACTCTTGCGCGCTGCCAGCGCCGCCAGATCGGCCAACGGCGAGCTGTCGGCCGCGTAGCCCTCCAGCATCGCCAGTTGGCCGGCCATGGACTGTTTGGCAGCTTTGACCACCGTGCAACGTTCCAGCGGCAAACCTTGCCAGCGTGGCAGCGGCCCGGCGCCGGGGATCTCCCACTTTTCACTTTCCAGTTTCAGCAGGTGTTGCGCCCGGCGCTCGGTGCGCACCAGGTCAGGAATCGGCAGCAGTGCATTGAATCGCGCCAAGCCGTTGGCCAACTGTTCCAGGCGCGTGCCCAGGAACAGGATCGACAGTGCGTATTGCGGCCCGGTCGGGCGCCCGCTGTCGCTGGCGTCTTCCAGTTTCTTGGCGAGATGCTCCAGCGCGTTGGGCGCTGACAGAAAGCGCTGATAGCCCGCACCCTGGCCAACGCCGCTTTGAAACGGTGTCACGACCAGGCACGCCGGCACCTGGCCCAACTGCTCGGCTAGCGCTGCGCGTCCGGCCTCGATCGCGCCTTTTGCGGCATCACCGACCGGCCCCGGGTTGGTATTGGCCAACCCGCCAAGCCCGGCCAGACGCTGAGCCGTGTTGGCCAGCTCCCCGCCGGCCAGATTCTTGGCCGCTGACAGCTCGCCCATCCATTGCGTGGCCTGCTCTGGCCAGCGCATCGTCACCGGTGCCCAGCTCATGCCGGCGGCGTCCAGGTGATGGCTTTCATGGCCTTCAGATCTTTGTCCTTCTGAGCCTTCGCCACAGCTTGGCGCAGTGTTTCCGCGTGCTGTTGCGCCGCTTGCCGGAAACGCACCAGGTC